GATTACCCAATTAAGAAACCAACAAAGTTTGGTAGCAATATCGATTTAAAGTTATTGAAAGATAACATTAGAAACACTATTGAGTTTGAAAGAATGAATATCAAAGGTGTTAAACGATACAATGCAAGGTCGCATATTCCTTTGGAGTTAGTAAAAGATATTTTAAAACGATGTGAACAATATGTAGAGAGGTAAATATGTACGAGTTACAAGAAAAAGCAATTAATGCAGCAAGAACAGTTTTATTTAATGAGTTTGGTTACAATGCAAATGAAATAACACCAGATGATATGTATATAGTTTGGTTTTGTAAGACATTACAAAATTGGAAAGCATTGGTAAGTGGTGTACATATCAAAGAGTATATAGAGGTTACATATAACGGAGATAAACAAGAGATCTATGTTGATGTATATCAAAAAGCGTGTAATCAATGCTTAAAAGATGGTGGCGATGATGAATAGCGTTATATTGGATAGAATTACCAAAGAATACGAACAAGATTTATTAGAAAGCGCCTTAACGGTTGTTATTGGCGACGAAATTATAAAGCCGGAATTAGTAGATAGCTGCATAGGCGCCGAAGGGCATTACAACTTGATGTACAGGCGAAAAGATATAAATAAGCGTTCTTGTGCGGTTGCTATAACGCTAGAAAACTTGTACGGTCATGGCAACAGTTTAGAAAAGAACGTATATCTAATTAAAACAACGGCAAAACAATTGATGTTAGAAGGGGAATTATAAAATGACGAATGAGCAAAAATGGTTATTAGAGCAAATGTATAACGAAGGGTATAGGGATATCAAAATTGAAGGTGTGTATGCGTTCTTCGTAAATCCTACGTTCATAGAAAACGGTGGTAATTTCAAGATACGCGATCATACCCCAAGAATTCCATGCAAGGTGCTAGGGTTAAATCCGAATACACGTAAATATTCTATTGCAGCGCTATTGGGTGTTGTGGATTGGGAAAAGGTTCCAATTGATACGCGAATAGTTGTAAAAACCAATGTAATGAAATTAAAACGGTATTTTGCTGGATATAGACCCGGTAAGGTTCGTTATTATAGTGCCGGATTGACTAGATGGAGCAGTAATTGTGGCGAATTTGGAATTGAAGAAATTGATTGCGATAAAGTTGATTTAGCGGAAAGATTAACGGCGGTTCCTTATGAGTGTGATTGATATTACATTAAAAGGACGGCCAGCAACTAAAAAGAATAGCGGACGTATCGTATTTAAGAATGGAAAACGCATTATAATTCCGTCGGAAGCATACGAAAATTACGAAGATGCTTGCTTATGGCAATTAGCCGGAAAGAAACTGCATATATCTGGCATCATCGTTGTTGAATGTAAATACTATCTTCCTAACAAAAGAAGTTGGCCGGACTTAATCGGTCTTTTACAAGCGACTAGCGATATATTAACAAAAGCCAAAGTCATTGATGATGATAAATGGATATGTTCATATGGCGATAGTTGCATAGCGGGTATAGATAAAGAAAACCCACGTGTAGAAATCCGAATTATGGATAGGAAAAATAAAGTGTTAGAAGCGTTATTGAAATGAGGGTACAAATGAAACTGCTTAATAAAATTAAACGCATGTTAGGATGTAAACGCTATAGTGCGGATGCGATCAAAGTGAAACGATGCATGCCGGGCGTATTGATGCCTAAAATTGGTAGCGAAGATGCTGCGGGAATGGACTTTTACCAACCGGAAAGTGTAGCTATTAAACCGCATCAAACGCAATATGTAACGCTAGGTTTAGCAATGGAAATCCCAAAGGGGTATATGCTGATGCTTGCACCAAGATCGAGTATGAGCAAAACGCCGTTAGTTATTCCAAACTCATTTGGCGTGATTGATGCAGATTACCGAGGGGAAATCAAAGGTATATTCAAGAATACCGGAGATAGTACATATCTAATTCAAAAAGGTGATAGATTATTGCAAGGTATACTTGTACCAGCTGGTGCATTAAAGTTGTTAGAAGTCGATGAATTAACCGAAACGGCGCGTGGTGCCGGTGGTATCGGTAGTACTGGTAAGTAATAAGAAGAGGTAAAAATGATTAGAATTTGGGAAAAAACATCTATTGAAAATCTGGAGCAAAATTTAGCAAATATGAAGCAAACTGAAATCAAAGAGCCAGAATGGCAAACACGCTTTAGAATTGAATATAGTGAATTAAAAGAACGATATAATAAACTTCATAAAATGTTGGTTAAATACGATGCGGGAACGTTGGAATTTAAGCCTACTTGTCCTATTGAATTATTGCGTAAGCAAAAAGCCACTATGGGGGAATATCTAAATATTCTTGAAATTAGGGCAGAAATTGAAAAAGTAACATTGTAGGCGAAAGGGGAAATGTATAATGCCTATTATTGATCCGATGTATTTGTACTTGATTGAGGTACTACATAATATAGATGCTTTAAATCAAATTGTATTTTTTGTATTGGCAATGCTTGTATGTTTTCTGGTGTTTTTATATTTTGTTGAAGATGAAGCTAGGGAAAAAATACAAGCTAATAAATCAAAGGTAATATTATTATTTGTGGTTTTTATTGGTAGCGGATTAATAGCGGTGTTAGTACCTACCAAAGATGCTATGTATAAAATGCTAATTGCTAGCTATGTAACAACTGACAATATCCAAATCGTGAATGATGCTATCAAAACCAATTTACAGGATTATTTAAACATGTTAGGGGAAACAGTTAAGAACATGCGATAAAGGGGAATTTATGACGGATAAAGAGTACAGAGAATTAGCGAAGGAATATCTTGAACCGATTAAATTAATTACAATGAAAATTAAATCATTGAAAGAAGATCTAAAGCATTTGCAATCCGATATAACAACAATCGGGGCAATTGATTATAGTAAGGAACGTTTAAGCGGTGGCGGAACACCGGGCGGGTTAGACCGTCAAATAGTACGCCTTGAAAGTAAGCGCGATGCAGCACAAAAGGAAATAGGGGCATTGATTGATGAGCGAGAAACCGCAGCAGATATTATTAACACATGCACAAAAGGAAAAGAAAATATATTATTGATGCGTGAATATGTTGACGGTAAAAGCGCTAAGCATGCTAGATATTTTACAGACCTAGAAAAGTCGCAAGCCAGCGAATTAAAAACGGCTGGACTCATTAAGGTAGGGTATTATTTGCACCATACATATTACCCAAGCATGCATATCGCAAAAACGGTAAAAGTCGGAATATATCGGACTATATCGGAAACATGCGGAAAAGCATAATATAGTATAATTATAGTGTCATATGTAGCTTTGAACGACATTGACTAAATTCTCCTATTAAACATACGACACCGTGGGGAACTATAAACGTTCCCCTTGTGTGTTGTAAACAGATACCGGCGTTAAATTCCTTTCACGAACACATGCTATTTGAGATACGGTCCTTGTTAAATATGTACTTCCTAATACCATAACTACTTGTACGATTTCATAGATTGCCGGTATTTGTTTAGAACATACAAACAAAATGAATAAAACTAAAATAAAATGGGGTATATCCACGGCGATATATCCCATTTCTTGTATAAAAGCAACATTTAATTATTGAAAACTGAACATGCTGCATTTATTATGTAAAGGTTTTAGACCAAATTAACCCAAATTGTTTTGATGCTAGATCACATTAAGTTGTGGCGTGTTTGGTTTTGAGTAATTAAAAAGCCGCTATTATCTAGCGGCTAACATTTGGCGTATTTGATTATTCATTTCTTGTTGGTACTCTTTTATTGATTATTCAAATAGGAAAGCTATAGATTGTTTTGTAAGATTGCTGGAAGTAAGAACAACTTCATCGTTCACCATAAAAGCTTTTAAAGGTGGTTGAGATTTTAAGAAGTTGCAAACCTCTTCTTCTGTAATGTTGCGTTTAAGAATTTCACATGTGATGTAATCTTCAACGTCATAAAGTTTTTTAGTCATTTGCATTGTTTTATTCTCCTATTTATTCTTTTGAATTGCGGACAACATTTTGACCGCCATATTGATTACATATTTAGGGGCGTTAGAACCGTATTCCCAATCTTGGAAGGTGCGGAGTGGCATTTCTAAATATTCAGCCGCAGCCTTTTGAGTGAGACCCGCTTTTAAACGGGCCTCTTTTATTTTGTTGCTTGAAGTGGTCATTATTTAATCTCCTTATTCATAAAAGTGAGTTGCAATAACTTGATTGTTGTTGTCTAGTAATTGCCACTCAAAACCGAATGACATAGTTGAAATAAATTCAGATGCTTGTGATTGGTTATCGAAGTTCCAAGTTTGATTTGAGTTCAAGTCTTTTAATGTGTACATTTTTGTTTCTCCTTGTGATTAACTATTGGGGTTCGTTCCCCTTACCTTGATTAGAGTATAACACGGTTACCGCGACACGTCAACCGTATTTTTAAAATTACACGAAATGTGAAATATGATTATTTGAAAGGATAGCAATATGACGCAAATTCATTGCGATAGAAAGCATTGCTTAAACAATGATAAGCACGGCATATGCACGGCTGAAACAATCGAATATGACGGACGATGCCAAACATATTGTACTAGCCAACACGCCAGCAAGCAGCAAGCGGGAATATGCCAACGATCACACAGAAGAATGAAAAGCAAAGATAACAACATACTACGATAGGGGGTGAATATCAATGAACTACATGCCTAAAATTAAAAAGGTGATTACGGCATTACAAGTTAAAAAGGGTTTAAGGTATGTGATTGATACTCGCCAATCATGGAGCAAGTGGGATAAGCCGTTTAAAGTATTTATCGTGAGTCGTATGTATAGCGAAGCAGAGTATGCAAAGGCGTTCCCAGAGAAATATAAACAAAATCCATTTAAAGAAGGGCAATTATATAAGAAAGTGGCTGAATACGATACATTAAAGCCACATGAGTTGTTATTATATCTAGTTAATGTGTTGAAAGGTGGTGAGCGTAGTGAGTGATATTAAATTAAAACCTAAAGAGTTAATATTTGCAGAAGAATGGCTAAAGACTACGAACGCCACACAATCAGCGATAAAGGCTGGTTATAGTGAACGAACGGCGTATTCGGCTGGTAGTCGACTGTTGAAAAAAGTTGACGTAAAACAATATATAGACGAACGACTAGCAGAAATGAAAGAAAATAGTATTGCTGATACTGACGAGGTAATGCAGTTTTTATCTAGTACGATGCGTGGCGATATTCCAGACCAGTTTGGATTAGATCCGGCGTTGAATGATAGACTAAAAGCAGCTGAATTGATTGGTAAACGCTATAAGTTGTTTACAGACAAGCAAGAAATTAGCGGAACAGACGGCGAACCTATTAAAGTAGTGTTTACAGGAATGCATAAAGAATAACGGAGAATTGTATAAAATTATCAGAATATGAGGTATATCCACGGCGATATATCTCATTTTTTGTATAAATCTATCAAAAATGGAAATAACGATTGACTATAAGCCAAACGAAAAACAAAATATATTCCACAATACAACGGCACCGTATGCGGTGTATGGTGGCGCTCGTGGTGGTGGAAAAACAAAGTCATTGATTATGGATGTGCTTATTTACGCCCTAACCTATCCGGGTAGCCATTGTTATATATTCCGTGAAACATATCCGAATTTGGAAGCCAACGTCATTCGCGAATGGATACGAAGCGTACCACCGGAATTATATAAGTATTCCGACCAGAAACACATAGCAACGCTAAAGAATGGCAGTCAAGTGCTATTCCGCTACGTAAAAAACGATAAAGATGCCGAGGGTTATCAAGGTCAAGAATTTGATTATCTAGGCATTGACGAATTAACCAAGCATACAGAACGCACGGCCGAATTATTAACGGCTTGCCTTCGTAGCGCTAAAGGTTTTCCGGTTCGGTTTCGTGGCAGTTGTAACCCCGGTGGCCGTGGGCATGGTTGGGTTAAGCGCAAATATGTAGAAGCAACCAATTACGGTGAAAAAACTGTGATAGATCAGACCACAGGACTTGAAAAGGTGTTTATACCGGCGCAAGTTTACGATAATTACGTATTAATGAAAAACGACCCTAACTATGTTAAGCGTTTGGAAGCGTTACCGGAGCAAGAAAAGAAAGCGTTCTTGTATGGTGATTGGGATGTGTTCATTGGACAAGTATTCACCGAATTTAATCGAAGTATACATGTAGAAAAACCTTTTGAAATTCCGCAAGGGTGGACAAGGGTTCGTTCTATGGACTGGGGTTTTAGTAAACCGTTTAGCATTCATTGGTATGCTATCGATTATGAAGGTGTAGCACATTGCTACCGTGAATATTACGGTTGCACAGGTGAACCGGATGTAGGCTTAAAGCTAACACCAGATGAAGTCGCTGCCGAAATGGCTAGATTAAGCGAGGGCGAAACATACGCATATGATATAGCTGATAGAGCGATATGGCAGAAAGACGACCGCATGAAGTGGAGTATTCAAGGTGAGTCTATAGCCGAAATATTTGCACGTCATGGAATTAACTTTACACGGTCTAACTCTGAGCGTATTCCGGGTAAGATGATGGTTCATACCTATCTAAGAGAGAAGAAAATCAAATTCTTCTCTACGTGTAAACATATTTTGCGGACATTGCCGGAATTAGTGTATGACGAAAGCAAGCCAGAAGATGTGGATACAACACAAGAAGATCATGCATATGATGAGTTTAGATATTTTTGCATGAGTAGACCTATCACACCTAAGAAACCGGAGAAACCATTTAATGACGGTTATAGATATGATGATGATATAGAAGGGGAAACTACTGCATGGGGCGTATGAGTGAAAAGGCGTTACGAGATTACGCCTATAAGGTGCTAAAGTCGGAATATGGCGAACGTGAAGAAAAAGGTGTTATTATTCCGGCTAAATATACCGATGAAGAATTAGCAGAATTTGCACAGGCAATGCCACAATGGCAAATCGAGCAAATGTACGATATGATTTATGGTTCTGAAATGGTGGAATAATGAATATAGAACAAACATTCGATATATACGAAGCAAAAAACAATGTTAAAAAAGCATTAGAAGCCACGTCAGACTGGCGCAAGACTGCTGCCGAGGACTTTGCCTTTATGCAAGGCAAACAATGGGAAGATGCTGATTTAACTAAAATGCGTGAAGCTGGACGGCCAGCGATTACGATTAATAGAATTAGACCGGTTATTAATCTGTTGTGTGGTTATGCATCACAAAACGAAACAGAACCGGACTTCTTACCACGCTCCGAAGCAGATGATA